GTTGCAGCTGATGATTTCTCTTCAGCAATCTTGCGAACTCCTGAATCGGAGTTCAAGACAAAACGCCTGAACATTTGGACTTCAACTTCTGATGCTTGGCTTCCTCATGGTGCATGGGATGCAATTGCCGATGACCATGAGATTCCTGATGGCAAAGATGTTGTTCTTGGCTTCGATGGTTCCTTCAATGGTGACTGCACTGCAATAGTTGCAATCTCAGTTGAAGATGTTCCTCACATCATGCCAGTGGCAGTGTGGGAAAAACCTGAAGAAGCAGGAGCCGATTGGCAAGTGCCAGTGTTGGAGGTCGAAGATGCGATTCGTGAAGCGGCCAAGCGTTGGCAAGTTCTTGAAATTGCTTGCGATCCTTATCGTTGGGCAAGGACTTTTCAAGTATTGGATGAAGAAAATCTCCCAGTCGTAACCTTTCCACAAACTGCATCTCGTATGACTCCGGCAACAACACGATTCTTTGAAGCCGTTGTCAATAAACAAATCACTGCAATTCCTGATCCACAACTGGCTCGACACATTGGCAATGCCACATTGCGAGTTGACCAGCGCGGTTCACGGCTTGCAAAAGAAAAACGCGGTTCGTCAAAGCGCATCGACTTGGCAGTTGCATCAGTAATGGCCTTGGAGCGTGCAAGTTGGTGGCAATCTCAAGGTGGAGTTCTTCCACAAATTTTCGACCCCTGGTCAGTAGCAAATGAACAAGAGGAGGTTCCAAGTGTCTGGTCTGATAACGACAGTCATTGAAATCTTTGGCGCAATTCTCATCACAGTTGGAATCGGAATGATTCTTGGAGTGGGCGCGGCATTGATAGCAGGGGGAGTTCTAATTCTTACAGGAAGTTTTTTAGCCACACGAGCTGAAGTTTTAGCCCAACGAGCAGGAGTTGTTGAATGAGCATTTTCACACGCGGCTTCACAGTAGGGCGTTACCCACAGTTCAACAACTATGTCTCACCATTGAGTCAACTCTACGGTCAGACATCAATGACATCGGCTGCTGGCGAGCGCATCGATGAATGGACTTCTTTAGGTGTCTCAGCAGTCCTTGGTTGCGTTGCACTTCTTGCTGATTCAGTTGCTTCCATGCCTCTTCGCGCTTATCGTATTGACAAAAATGGTCAGCGAATCATGGTTCCACTTCCTGATGTATTGGCCGACCCTGATCCTGAATCAAATACTTATGAATTGATTCATCAGATGATGGCTGCAATGGCTTTACATGGTAACTCTTACATCAAGATTGACCGCGACAGAAACGGCAACATGATTGGCCTAGTGCCATTGCATCCTTATCAGATGCAGGTGTTGCCAACTGGTGACATGACTGGCCGCCGTTACTTGCATCTTGGTAATGAAATGAACCGTGAGGATATTCTTCACCAGCGTTGGTTCACTCCTCCACAATCTTTGGTTGGCATTTCTCCACTGAATCAGACTCGAAACATCATTGGATTATCTCTTGCGATGGATCGTCACTTGGCTCAGTTCTATGGAGAGGGCGCAACTCCTTCATCAATCCTTGAAACTGATCAGAAGTTGAACTTGGAACAGGCACGAGTTATTCAAGCAACATGGGAATCAACTCATCGCCGTCATCGCAAGCCAGCCGTTCTTTCTGACGGCTTGAAGTGGCGACCAATTACAACTTCAGCTGCCGATGCAGAGATGATCAAAACTCGTGAACAAATTATTCGCGACATCGCTCGCATCTTCCGCGTTCCATCACACTTGATTGGCGCATCTGGAGACAATCAGACTTATCAGAATGTTGAACAAGCATCTTTGAACTTCTTGACTCACACAATTGCTCCTTGGATTCGCCGAATTGAAATTTCAATCTCGAAGATTCTTGATCCAGGAGTTGATGTGGCATTTGATACTTCAACATTGCTTCGTGTCGATGCTCTAACTCGTGCTCGTGTCAACATGATCAATGTGTCAATGGGTGCTCGCACACCAAATGAAGTTCGCCAAATTGAAGGCATGGAACCATTTGAGGGCGGCGATTCATTCAATCAGGCACTTGCTGGCAATGTAACTGCTGGAGGCATGAATCCTTCACTGGGTGAAGATGCTGACCCATCAGCTCCAGTGATGGGAGTGCTTGAATAATGGCTGAAACATTTCGAGTTCCCAAAGGTGTTCAAGACGAAGCAAAAATGGCTTTGGGTTGGATTGCCGATGGTCATGCTGGCAGTGGGTTCACCGCAGTTGGCAAGAAAAGGGCGAGCGACTTAGCTGCTGGACATCCAGTAAGTGCTGAAACAATTTTGAGAATGTTTTCATTCTTCAAAAGACATGAAGTGGACAAGCAAGCAGAAGGATTCAATTCTGGAGAAGATGGTTTTCCATCTCCAGGAAGAGTTGCATGGTCAGCCTGGGGTGGCGATGCTGGTTTCACTTGGTCAACAACAATCAGAAATCAAATCTCGAAAAGTGCAAGAGCACTTTCCCTGATGGCATCCGAGGAGGGTGACATGGCTGACATGAATCAAGTTCCTGATCTGAATGAGGAACTGACTGAACTTCTCGCAGATGTTGTGAGTTTCTACTTCCGCGCTCATGGCGCTCATTGGAATGTCAAAGGAAGCGACTTCAGCGAGTATCACAAACTTTTCAATGAAATTTATGAAGATGTTTATGGCTCCATTGACCCAATTGCCGAGAATCTTCGCAAACTTGGTTCACTTGCACCATTTACACTTCCATCATTGATTGCACTTCGTTCAATTGATGATGCTCCAACAACTTTACAAGAACCAATGGCACTTGCTTCTGATTTACTTGCAGCAAACGATGTTGTGATTGATCAGATTTCAGATTCATTTGATTGTGCGACTTACAACGGCCAGCAAGGAGTTGCAAACTTCTTAGCCGATAGATTAGACAAGCATCAGTTCTGGAAGTGGCAATTGACTGCCTCTCTTGGTCAGGAAGTCACACAACCTTCACCCGACCCACTCAATGCCCAAGGCATCGATGAAGATGATGTCGAAGAAGAAACTGATGGCATGACAATGCCAATGATGATGGTCATGGGTCGTTCAGCATCAGGTGCATCAGACTTGCCACTTGCAGATCGTGCTCGTGCTTGGGATGCAGCAGCAGCCGACAAGCGCGTTCAAGATTACGCCGGAGGCTCAGACAATATGGATTGGGCAAAGTATGCAAAAGCCTTTTTCTATGTTGACCCTGAAAAGAAAGAACTTCTTGGTGGTTACAAATTACAATTCGCCGATGTCATTGATGGAACTTTGACTGCAATTCCTCGCGGAATTTTTGCAGTTGCAGGAATCCTCAATGGTGCTCGTGGCGGTGCAGACATTCCAGATGCCGATGCTGAAACAATCAAAGGCAAAGTTGCTGCTTATTATTCACGCATGGCAAAAGAATTTGATGACAAAACAATCGTTGCTCCATTTGAAGGTCGTGCCTCAGCTGCAAGAGTTGGCGAAGGTTCATTCGTATCTTGGAACACAAGCAATGGTCGTGCAAAAGGTAAAGTCGAAAAAGTTGTGACTAAGGGTCAGGCAAAATCTTCCGAAGGTTACACAATGGAAGCCACATCTGAGATGCCAGTGTTCGCAGTTCGTATTTACAAAGAGCAGGGAAATGGTTGGATTCCAACCGATGTTGTTTCAGTTCATCGCAGTGACATTCTCACAGTTATCACTGCCCTTCCTGCTCCACGATCAGAGGATGTTTCAATGATTGAAGAACGCAAAACTGCAATTCGCTCAGCCGAACGCATCACAATGAATGCTGAAGTTCGCGCAGTTGCAACCAATGATGGTTCACTCAAGATTTCAGGCTACGCCGCAACATTCAACAATGAGGCAACTGGCTTGAATTTCCGCGAAGTAATTGCACCAGGCGCATTCAAGCGCACATTGCAAACTGACAATCCAATCTTCCTTCTTGTCAATCATGACATGGAGCAATTGCCACTTGCATCAACTCGCTCAGGAACTTTGGTTTTGACCGAAGATTCAGTTGGACTTCGCATGGATGCAACTCTTGATCCATTGAATCCTCGCGCTGCTGAACTTGCTTCAGCTCTATCTCGCGGCGATGTTGATAAGATGTCATTTGCTTTCACAGTTGCCGATGGTGGCGATACTCGTGAAGGTGGCCTTCGCACTTTGACTGACCTTGATCTCTATGAAGTGTCAGTTGTCAATCTTCCTGCTTACGATGCCACATCAGTTGGCCTTCGTTCTGAGCAATCAGAAAACCTTGATATCCGCAAGCGCAAACTTGCACTCAAGTTCAAACACTATTCGCTGACAAAATAAGTCAAGCGAGCACCCCCTGCGCTTCTGCCCAGGCGGTTTTCCACATCCAAATCAACCCTGAGAGGAGACAATAAATGTCTCTAGTATCAAAGCTCAAGGAACAACGCGATGCCGCAGTTGCAGAAGCCGATGCAGTTTTAGCTGCTGACGATGTAACCGCCGAAGCACTCGATGCTGTTTCTGCAAAGCATGACGAAATCTCAGCTCTTGACGAGCGCATTGCAACTGCTGAAAAAGTAGAAGCACGCACTGCCGCAATTGCTGAATCACGCAAGGAAGCCGGAGTCAAGACTTTCGGTTCAACAACAATCACTCGTGAAGAGATGACATACGACAAGAATGGCCGCAACTCATTTGTTCGCGACATGATTGGCGCACAACTTCGCAATGACCGCAACTCATGGGAGCGCCTAAACCGTCACCAAGCAGAAGTTGCAGTTGAAACTCGCGATATCTCACGCACTGATGGTGCTGGTGGAGATTTCGTTCCTCCTATCTACTTGATCAATGAATATGCTGAGTTTGCTCGTGCTGCTCGCGTAACTGCTGACCTTGTTACAAACATGGCACTTCCAGCAGGAACAGATAGCATCAACATTCCTCAAATCACAACAGGAACACTTGCTGCATTCCAATCAGCAGATAACACTGCAACAACAACTCGTGACATGGTTTCTTCAACTGTCACTGCTCCAGTTCGCACAATCTCAGGTTATGAGAATGTCTCAATCCAGCTCGTTGAACAGTCTCCTCTTGCTGGCGGTCTTGATCGCCTAGTATTCGGCGACTTGATGGCTGATTACGCTCTACAACTCAACACTGCCGTTGTCGGCGCTGGTGATGGAACAACAGGAACATTCAAGGGTCTTATCACTCTTGGTGCTGATACAACTAACGGAATCCCAACAACATGGACTGAAACAACTCCAACTGCGGTCAATGGTCTCATTGCAATTGCTAAGGGTATTTCAAAGGTTACAACTAACCGATTCAAGGCTGCTGAAGCAATCGTCATGCACCCTTCAATGTGGTATTGGTTCGCATCACAGGTTGACGGATCAAACCGTCCACTTGTTGTTCCAGTAACAGGTGCATCACAGGCATTCAACGCATCAGGTACAGTCACAAATCCTGGCGCTCCTGCTGGCCTCGTAGGTACTATCCAAGGTGTTCCAGTCTTTATTGATGCAACACTTCCAAAGACTTACGCAACAAACCAAAGCCCAATCTTGGTTGGTAAGTTCTCAGATACTTACCTCTTTGAATCAGGCGTAAAGACTCGCGTTCTTCCAGATGTACTTTCAAGCAACCTCACAGTTCGCTTCCAGGTCTATGGATATGCAGCTCTTGCACACCGCTTCAACAAGTCAGTGTCAGCAATTTCTGGCACAGGCACAGTGGCTCCTTCAGGCTACTAATAGTTTGACCGCTTGAGCACTGGCCTTGCCTTCGGGTAGGGTCAGTGCTCAAGCACTAACACAATCGGGGGATTGCAATGAATAGTTATTTTCTTGAAGGTTTGAAAACTGCTCGCAACTTGCTCAAATATGGCGGGGGAGTTGCTCGCCTTGATGAACTTATTGAAGAGCATGAAAACGGAACAATTGAAACGGCAGCAGTTCGACCATTGGCCGAGACACGATGAAGCAGAAAGACAAAATCTGCATTGGTATGGTCAACAACGGCACAATCAATTCCTTGCTGGCTCAAGATTTGATTCACATTGCTATTGATCCAAGTCAGCGTTTTCACAACCTTGTTCAAGTTGGCAACATTGGGCTGACCACTCGCTCAAGAAATCTTGTTGTCAAAACATTTTTGGAAACGACAGAAGCCGCTTGGCTTTTGATGATTGACTCAGATGAGCGTTTATCTCTTCCAACTTTCAAGAAGTTAGTTGATGCAGCTCATGACAAAGATTGTCCGATTGTTTCGGGTCTAGTATTTGCAGCATTCTTCGATGGTGACGATTCCCTTCGACCAGTGCCAACAATTTATCGAATGGATGTTGAAAAGGGTTTGGAAGCAATTGATGCTTATCCAATTGACAAACTCATTGAAGTTGATGCAGTGGGCACAGGTTGCCTTCTTATTCATCGCAGCGTTCTTCTTGAAATGCAAAAACAAGCAACAGAAAATCAAGGCAAGGATTGGGCTTGGTTCGTTGAAGGTGCTATCAATGGAACTTATTTTGGCGAGGACTTACTTTTCTCAAAGCGTTTGAAATCAATGGGTTTCAAAATCCATGCACACACAGGGGCAATTCTTCCTCATCAAAAACAGTTTTGGTTGGATGAACGCCATCACACATCGATGCGCGACCATGCAATTCAACAGTCTCAAGGATGAGGTTGGCTCGTACCCCTGGCAAGTCAACCTCATCCCCTATTTTCAAAGGAGTAACTGATGGCGCTTCAAGGCAGTTATGATCTCGGCGACAAGGTTTATTTTACTTGGCTGACCGTTGATTCTTCCGGCGCAGCCGCCAACCCTGGCACAGTAACGGCCTCAGTTACCCTTCCAGACGGCACAAACACCTCTCTAACGACCGCAACCAGCATCACTGGCACTTACACCACAACCTATCTTCCAACGCAGGTAGGTCGCCACATAGTGGCTTGGAGCGCCACAGGTACTTGGCCTCAGGCTTACTCAGACATTTTTGAAGTTCGAGATATCAATGACATTGGAATTGTTGGCTATGACGAAGTTTTGGAATATCTCAACATTCCAACGGCTAGTGCGAACGAAAATGAGATTCGCCGTTTCATGGATGCTGCAACTGACTTAGCTGAGACTTATTGCGGCCAAGTTCTAGGCCGCCGAACATATACCGATGAACTCTACGATGGCGGCACTGAGTTCGTTCGCATTCGCAATCCAAAAGCAATTTCCATCACTTCAGTTTATGAAAATGACGCTTTGGTTTCTGCAACTGCTTACAATTTGGACTATACGGGGCAACGCCTTTATCGCATTGGCTCAGGAACTCTTTATGCAACCAACTCTTATGGATATTGGACAGGCGGCTTCAACAACATCAAGGTCACTTATGTTGCCGGATATGTCAATCCTCCAATGAGTGCCAAGCAAGGTGTTCTTGAAATCATTCGTCATCTTTGGACTACTCAACGCGGTGCAATGAATGTGATGGGTCGTTCTCAGTCAGGTGACGAAATGTACTCAACTCCGACTTATTCATTGCCACGCAGAGCGATGGAATTACTTGATCCAACCTCATTCCCAGGCATGGCATAAGCGATGGCAACTTCGGCGCTTCCAGGATTTACAACTGCCGTCATCTCAGCTCTTGGAAGTTATAGTTCACTTGCAGGTGTTCGCATATTTGATGGCATTGAGATTGACTATTCCTACCCAGGGGATGCAATCGCAGTTGGACATGATGGCAACATGGAAGGCGATGAAGTTGTCGCTGGTTCAGTTCGTCAGGAATATAAGCAACTTGGTGCAATTTCCAAGTTTGAAGATGGCTCACTTTCTTGCTTCTTATGGTCAGCCGATGGTTCGTCAAATCTGACTGCTCGCCGTGCTCGCGCATTTCAATTGCTTGGATATGTTGAAAATGTTATTCGTGCCGATGTCAGTTTTGCTGGAGTCGTTATGTATTCCGGACTCGATAGTTCACAAATGTTTTACCGCCAAACCACTCAAGGTGCTGGTGTCGGAATTACTTTTACAATTACCTACAAAGCAAAAATCTAGGGAGCAATCATGGCAAAAATCAAAAATGTGTCGTCACTTGGCGATCTAATTATTCCAGCCCTCGGCAATCTTCTTGTCAAGGCTGGCGAGAGTGCAGATGTCTCTGATGAGGCAGCCGCATCTCTTCTTGCACAACCTGATAACTGGGTTCCAGCTGACAAAGCTGCTGCCTCAGTGACACCAATCGCAACGCCAGATTCCCTGGCTGCACAGAATAACTAGGAGAACAACATGGCTATCGGTAGCGGTATTGGGTCGCAACTAGGGATCGCGACAGAGACAACTTTCAACAACTCAGTCACAGTGACTCGTTTCTATGAGTTCACATCTGAGAACATCAACTACAACAAGAAAATTGCCGTTGGCCTTGGCCTTCGTGCAGGTGGACAACTTCCTCGCTCTCAGCGCCGCGTTGTGACCACATTTGATGCAGGTGGAGACAT